GCTTGATTTTCTGCTTCTATATAAATCCCTTTATAGCCTTTTTCTATATAGTGTTGCCTTAATTTGGCTTCTGCCTTTACTGGTATTTCAGCATCCCAAACACCTTTGTTTAAGGCTTTCTCTTTGTCGTAAAATACATTTCTATCATCTAGAAACTCTTGCTTTGTCATTTTTTTTAGTTTTGTGAGTCTGACCTCTATCACGCCAGAAGCTTTCAAAGCTTCTGCCATGTTTTGAATATCCCCCTTTGGTTGCGAGTAGTTTTCAGCAAGTTTTTCACTTTGGGTAAAGTAAACGCCTTTACCCAATTCACCACCACTAGATGCGTTAAATTCTTTTATATTTTTAGCGTTTGGGCTACCGTGAAGCCAAACCGTGTCGTTATCAATTTCATGCAAGGACTTATTATTAATAACATTCAAATCATCTTCAACACGCGCTAATGATTCAAGCGCCATTTTTGCACTATCATCAAGGGGTAAATCTGCTGTCTTTTCTCTTACCGCTTTTAAATATCCTGATATGCCGCCAACTGCTGAGCCTATAGCAAATGCGCCCGTTGCTGCTGTAGCGATATTGGCAAGCGCATCAGTGAATTCAAAAGGTGAATCAATAGCGTGTTTATGTTGATAAACTAAAGGTTGAATCATTAGCTCTGCCGCTACCGCCAGACCCGCCTCATTTCTACCAACTTGAATGGCTCGCCCTACGGCACTTAACCCTTTAGCTGCCGTTCCCGCTGTAGCAATTGGCATGGTAGCAATATTTATAGGGTCAAGCATAAAAGCATTAGCCATACCTAAAAACTGAGCCATACCATTACCACGCTCAAAAACATCTTGCGCGTATTCTCTGCGTTGTTTTAATAACGCTTTGCGCTCTTCAAATAATTCCCTATCTGTCTTTAATTTAAACTCAGGGAAGTCTTCACCTAGCTTGTTGTAGTTAACGTCACCTACACCGCTTGTATATTTGTTTATGTCAAACGCGCCAGAATTACCAAGCTCTTTTACTTGTTGCTTTCTTTGGCTGAATCCTTCTAGGTTTAACATTGATGATATCGATAAATCTTCATCGAACGTTTGCCCTACACTTGCCGCAAAAGTCTCACTAAAGCTAGCCTCTTCAACATAACTAGAAGGCACAACGCTTTGGTTAAATTCTCTTTTTGCTTTAGTTGATAAAAATGGCATCTAAAAGCCTCTTAATTTATTAATACCAGACTCTATAGTTTTGGCTTTTGTAAACGCTTTAGCCTCTTGTTTGGCTTGTACCTCAGGGGTGAAACTTAGAACAAAAGGCTCGCCATTAGATTTAAACAAAGCTTGCACATCATTGGTCATAACAACATACTCATTTGAGCCAATGCTTTTTATCCTAGCATCTTGTATTACTTCCGCTGCTTGCTCTTTAGTGTAACCCATTACACCGCCAAATGTTTCAACGTCATCAGGTGAAAAAGAATCAATGAAGTTTTCGAAGTTATCCTCGTCAACACCTCTTGGTAACTCTAGTTTATGTCCGTTGATTTCTGAGATACCGCCTGTAACTGCGGATAACGATTCATCCCACGCTGTTTCATCAAACACTACTTGATTGCCTGCGGTCGCTGCGTAATGTGCTTTTGCCGCCTCTATCGTTGCGGCTTTATCTGTTGGGTCGTAAACATCACCTAAGTATTCATCAGTAACCATTAAGTAATCAGTATTGCTTGGCGCTTTTACAACTTTGTTTTTAAGTAGCTCTTGCCCTTTAAATACAATGCTCATCAAATCTTTATCACCGGTTGCTCCAGCCATAGAAAAAACTTGTTGGCTTTTTGGTGCTATCTGCCCCCATACGGATGGTGATTCATTTAGTGTTTGTGCTAGCTGTACCTTTTGCCCTGTTGTCATTGTGTCGATTGCCCCTGATAATTGGTCGGCTTCAAAGTCACTCAATGGCGATACTTCAACCCCGTAATGCTCGGATAGCGTTTCCGCTTGATCTACTTTCAAAGCAAAAGTTAAAGGGTCGTTAGGGTCTAAATCAATCTGCTGTATTATCCCTTGCTTAACACCCAAGCTATAACCGTCTTTAGTTGCTAGCTTGTTAATTTCGTTGTTAGCTTGTAGCATTGCCGCAAGGTCGTCAACACTAGATAACCCACCAGTTTCGGCAGACTTGAGCGCTTTACTTCTATCTTGTATATCCATAACAGAAAAAGCAGATATCTTATTGACTCGATTGAACTCTTCCTGTTTATCAGTACCAGCAACCATCTCGCTAACTTTAAGCTTTTCGTTTGGTGATACTTCATAACCTAAAGCAACGCTTGTTTTGTATTGATTTAATAATTTTGCCGCTTCATTGCTCGCTGATACTTTGCTAGCTTTTTCCTGTGAAGCAAACCTATTAATATTGGCTTGCTGTGAATTCGCGTAACTATCCCACTCATCAGGTGTCCAGCCTTCTGGCTTTTGCCATTTAAGTTTTGTTAACTCATCGTTTGCGGCTTCAACGCCTTGTGTATCAAGTATATAATCAAATGTTCTGCGAGAAGTCTGCTCAAGCATTTCTCTTTTCATTTCTTTTTTTATCTTATCGCCTTGAACTTGTGACAACCCACCAGAAGTAACAAGGCTTTCAATGTCTTTATTTGCTTTAGATACAAGCGCATCAGCGGCAGATAAATCACCATCACGAGCAAGCTTTGCAGATTGGTTGCTATAATCTTCTATGTTTGCTGAGTATTGTTCGTTTAACTTATTTTGCTTTTGTGCTTTTATTTTGCGCTTGTATGTCCCTTTAACCTCAACCGAAGTTAATTCGTTAGACATAATTAAGGCGGCATCATAATTACCTTCATCAACCAAATTGTTAATGTCGTTTTCAAGCACTTCATTATTGTATTTTCTTTGTTCTGCACCTGATGCGGCTGAAAGCTTTTCAAATTGAACATCAATGTTAGCGAGTCCCGTTTCAATAAATTCTTGCCTTGCTTTGTTGTTGCTAATCTTTTCCGCATTATTCATAACCGCTTTAGTCATGTAGTTTTTGTATAATTGCGGCTTTACCTCCCACATAGCAACAGGCTTATTAACAGATTGCTCTACACCGTTAATAATTTCTTTGGTTGTTCTAACCGCTTCAATCTCTTTTGGTATTTCAGAACCCATAATAGTAGGGCCGCTTAAATCATTTTCAACCTCAGCTTGTGAACGTAACATTGAAAGATTAACTTGCCTTGTTTGCTCTCTTATTTGCTCCTGCTCTATCTTATCAACAGCGCCACCAATGGCTTGACCTATCTGTGAAAAGGTTTGTGCTTTTTGTGATTCATAGGCGGCGATACTTGGCATCATAGCCAAACCTCTTACACCTGTTTTAATTGAGCCTGGTAACTTCATTTAAGGAGCCTTTGGCGCAGGTGCGCTACTAAATAAGCCGCTGCTAGCAATTTGACTAGCGCCAGAAAACAAACTTGAGATAGCTTGATTTTGTAATTGTTTAACTTGTAACTGCCCGCCCATTTTAGCGGCTTTGACTTGTTGCGCTCCTGACTTTTTAAGCCAAGCAAGTTGTGCTGCGTTCTCTTTCTTGGTATCAGCAATCGCTAAACCTCGCGAGCCTGTGGATTGTACGCCACTAGCCGCGCTCATAGCACCCATTAAAGACTCACTATCAATTATACCCGACTCAAGCCTACGCTCTTCTTCTGCGTTGGTCTGCTTCATTAAATCAACATTCATAGCATTAATACGCTTTTGTTTTTCTGCTCCACTTAAAGCACTAGCAGCGCCAAACAAAGCACCACCACCCGCAATAATTGCACCCCACATAATAACCCCTTAAAGATTGTTTTGAGTCATTTTACCAAACAACCCTGTTACTGTTAATTTATACGGTAATGATTGAGTAACTTTTATACTTCCTTTATCATAACCTAAGCTGTTTACTGTTACATCACCCGTTAAATCTGGCTGTCTATACCCCATAGGCGTAGACGGAAACCTTACTTTTTCACGCTTGTCATTAATAAGTGGTACAGCGCTTTGGTAGATTCTGGCTGTTATTTCGCTAAAGCGTTTTTTAAATCCCATGCTTGAGCCTGCTTGTGATCCTAAATCGGTTTCTAGCGTAGTAATACTTATAGGCATTTCAAGCCCTATAACAGCTTTATCTTCAAAGTAATTCAACACCCCATCACCATTACTATCTAATGTTATATTAGGGTGTTGGTTGTCGTTAATTTTAACTATAACCTCTTGCCCTGCTAGGTGTGGAATACTTACATTTACGCTATCAGTTTCAATAGTGGTATAACTGTCCATATAATCAGAGCCTAACTCTTCAACGTATGTAATAGCTTGCCCATTAATAACGCGCTGAACGGTCATGGATAAAATGCTAAACCCTGACTTTTCACTAACACTAATACCTAATACATTAGCAATTGAATGCTTGTGCCACCCCATAGTTTCAGTATAAGGATCATAAGTACAACCAATCAATGTTCCATCATCAAGTAAGCACCAAACAATACTCTCAGGGTTGCGAGCATAAGCAATACTAATAATTTTTTTATTTAACGTTAGGTTTTCAGCGGTGAAACTTATTTCATTTGCTCGCCATTGGTTTTGATCTTCTTGATAGCGTATAGCTAACAGCTTGCGACCGTCACCAGATATAAACATAATCATACTGCCAACAAGTATGCTGTTGACAGACTCGCCACCCTCAGCACTTTGTTGAGCGACAAAAATATCATCAGGTGTAATAATGCCTTGTGAGCCATTAATTATAAATTCACCTGCGTTCGTGCCTATAACAAGATTGCCGCCACCTTCCATCCATCTAATGCGCCCTGCTTTTGACAATGAAAACTCTAAACCATCATTAGCTTCTGTACCTGTTGTCAGCGTCTCTAGCTCGTTCTCTACAGTCGACTCATCATTTGACTGACTACCCCAAAAAGTCTGCGGCTTTGATTGTACACCAGCCCACCAACTGCGCCCCTGAAAAAACGTCAAAGTAGTAGGGTAATTACCTGCTGACCAATCGGAAGGTATCCCAATAAAAGGAACTGCTGCAAACGTCCATGTATTAGCATCTAAATCATAAATTAGTTTTTGAGGTGCTTTGTCTTGGCAAAGAAAATACATACTAAATTCATTCGGAGACATTTCAGTTTGCATTGTTCTAATATCATCTTCAGTCCAAGGGTGATTGAACTCGATAGCGCCTGTACTGGTTAATGATGAAGTAACAGAAGTCAAAGCCCTCGACCCATAAACATCTATCCCTGGTGGTACAGCGCCCGCACCAATATCATTGACGCATGAAAAAGTTATCCAGTAACTTGTTGCCCCGTTAGGGTTAAAAAGTACCTCTCCATTATCAACGGCTCTGAAGTTTTCTTCAAATATATCACTTGCCCCTGCACTAGTGCCTATCTTAATAAACATACTTGGCGGGATAAATGCCCCTACAAAGCTTGACGTAAAACTTATTCGCCTTTCTTCGTTTTCAGTGCCAGCAGCTAAGGTAACCTCTTGTGTTATACCTGCCAATTCACCATTAGGGAAAGTATCTTCTGGTGTCAATAACACAGTCCCGCTTGACCAAAGGACAGTTGACTTACCGGAAGTGAATAACTTACTCCAACCAGTTAAACCAATATTAAAGCTAGTGTTTATTAAATCATCTTGAAACAGTGAGCCACTAGCACCGTTAACGATTAACCGACCATCTGCAACAGCTACCGCACTGAATGCCTCACCTGTAACATTGTTAGGTATTAACTGAAAAGGGAATGGCCTTGCATAGTTGTCGCCTAAACTTTCAAGAAATACAGTGCCGTTTCTTGATTCCATAGGCCCATGACGAGTTACAATCATGTTGTCACTATCTTTTAGCCCTGAACGGTATTGAGGTAAATCGCTGCGTGACCAAAAACGAGGTGATAAAATACCACTGGTAAAGCTTGTTTGTAATGGGTAAAGGTTCATTATCTAGCCCTTGCTCCTATTAATACATTAGAGCGTAACACTTTTGTACGTCCTGTCATACCATCACTCGCTGCTGCTTCATCAACTAGAATTTTATACTCACTAAGTAAGTCTAGTTTTAACTGTCTGCTTGCTGCTACCGGTATAGCTAAACGCGCACCAAGATTAGCCGCTAAAGCTGTAATAAATGAATCAGTAAAACGGTTTGGATCTTCCACTTTCTCAATGTACTTAACCCATACTTGACCACTTGTGTCGGCGCTAATGTACTCGCCTTCTTGCTGCCATTGTAGGTTATTTTGTGTATAGCGAGTGTTGGTATCACCTCGCTTGTTATCCCACACTTCAATGATGCGCGAACAATCATCAGGTACTTTGAAGCTTGATTGAAAACCAAAAGCAGGTTCAACAGTGGCAGACTCAGCAACCTCAATACGCTTTACGGCAAAATTCCAGTCTACCGCTTCAAGTACAAAGCCTAAAGCATACGGGTAATGTAATCGGCAAAGGTCAGCACCAGTTGAGTTTTCTAGTGGGTCAATAACATTGCTATCACCAACCAAGTTAAGCGCCAGATTCCATATATCAACGGTACTAGCCATGTGCTAACCCTCTTTCTTAGCTTTCGCTTTAGCTTTCTTTTTCTTCTTAGGTAAAAACGACTCGATAATATGAAGCTGAACTTTTAGTGTCAAGCTTATTTCGTAGGCATCTTTACCCGCTTCATTCATCTTTTTAATTTGTACTTGCTCAAGTTTGTTAACGCCTGTTTTAAAGCCGCTACCTGCTTGCTTTGGAATAGGTTTCATAATTTGCCCTTAATCTTTTGTACGTAAATTTAAACCTAGGTTTGCATCATAAATAACAATATCAGCATTTTTTTCACTTGCTACCCATACCGAAAGTTTATCACCTGCAACTAAATCATTTAAAAACCCACCACCTGAAATATTGGTGCGGTCTTGACCATTACTTGCTCGCATGCCTGTAGGTCGTTGACTAAAAATATACTGGCCCGCGCGCTCAATACCAAAGATGAAGCCAATATTATTACCATTTGCTGTGCATGATATATCTAGCCAAGCGTGACTGACGTAATACTTCCCACTATCAGCAATGACAATTTCGCCATTAGATACAGTTAAAGAGCCGCCAACCTCTATCTCTTCAAACTGCGCAATCTTAATGAAGCCTTTATAATCACCGCCCGTTAATGGTTGCGGGTTATCAGGTGGTGTTAAATCTTCGTTACCAGTACCAGTAATGCCGCTAATTGTTAACGGGATGTTTGTGCCGTTTGATTGTTTTTGTGTGTAACCTACACTTGCATAAGTGTTTAATAAGTCATTTAAATCTGACTTGCTAACTAATTCCTGACTATTTATAGCTGATGATACTTTTTCAATAACGACAACAGCGCTGTACCCTGTTACATCGTCACCGCCTGAGAATTGCACCTCAAACTCTATAGCGTTAGCACTAGACACATAAGCCACGGGGTTTACTTGAGAGCATGAATTACCAGTGTTATTACTTAAAATTAAAGTTCCTTTAGCTCCTACAAATGTGTTATTTGAAGCGTCAAAGATTTGAAAATCTGTATAGTTATTGGTAGCCACGCAAGTTACGTTCAAGTAAGCCTGTATTTTATAGGTGAATCCAGCTTCAAGCCTTATCTTACCATCATTGACTTTTGATATGTCTGTACTGCTATTATAAGTTTCGTTTGTTGCTATGTCCGCTACTGGGGTAGAAAAGTTAATATTACCTGCCCCGTAAGGTCTTTCAAATATTGCTGTTTCTTTAGAACCATCTAAAACACTTCGGGCCTCATCAACCATTAACGCACCATCTAAAATTGGCTGCAATGTCGAATTAGCTTGATTAGTTGGCGATATTGAACCAGCAACCCCTTGCTTGGCTTTTTGTGCGTCAATCCCTGCTTGTGCGTCTGTTCTGTCACTCATGATTTAACCCTTAAAACAAAATAACCCGGCGATTGCTAGGTTATTCTTTTATTGTTTACGGTAAGACTTGTCTTGCATTTTTAGCAACTCTAGGCGTTCTCTTGCCTGTTCTGCTGCCGTCAG